AAAGATGCCTTGAAGGAATCAAACGTAGCGATGTTCGGGATTTTAGACCGTTCATACGCAGTCAGGCCAACTCCGGTTGGGATCACATCACGTTGCGCCAAGTTTGCAGACACACCGTTGTAATCACTAGCGTTCATAATCAATGTTCGAGGCGCAGTCAATGGTACATCACGGATCGTCATTAATTCTTCACACTTGGACAACTGACCGTAAGTGGTCAGAGCCGCAGCGTCTTTGATGAACAAAGAACCACGTTTAGCAACTTTGGTCGCTACAACATTATCAACGATGGAAGAAAGCTGTAAAACAGCCGCTTCAGACAATCGTTTGACCTGCAACGGATCGTTCAATTCAACCGCATTCATTTTGAATGGGATATTCTTGATATCCGATGGAGAGCCAACATTGGCGTTCAAGGTAGAAGGAACGGTCAACTGAGTACGATCAGCGAACGCACCAGAAGCCAAAGTCAGACCTTCAGTACCGAGAGTGATGTTCGGGATAGGACGATGAACTGTCAGGCCGGAACGCTCCATCAAGGTAGATGCTGGTTTGAATTTCTTTACCTGTTTTGCTGTGATGTTGTTGGGAGAAAAACCTTCGAGAACTTGCTCAAAGAATACGATCTCCTCTTTACTAAAATTATTAGCCATTTCTGAAATCCTTTATCTTATTTCACCAAACCCTGCTTGTATGCCATTAATTTGGACATATCCCCTGTCCTTTGGGCTTCGTCACGCAACTTATCAAGTTTTGCATCGCTCTTGTTAGTTGGGACACCGCCTTCAAGTGGAGTGTCTGGGTTTGGCGCAGTTTTTGATTTAGTTTTGACCTGTAGCTCTTTCTCAAGCTGGGCCATGTGGATCACGAACTGCAACGGATCTGATTTCGCAAGATTCGCACTATACTCCATCTCGCCCTGATTCTTCCCCATGTAATAAAACAAAACGTGAGGATTTTTGAACTTCTGAATCAATACGTTTACCGTATCATAACCAAGGGACTCGATGACCTTATCTTCGGCCTCCGCATAGCCCTTGATCTTCATGGACTCGACTTTATCATAATGCTTCTGTTGCGAAACTCTGACAGCTTCATCTTTTGCCCTGTCCTGAGCTTCCTGCTCTGCCCTCGCTCGTTGCTTCTGAAATTGGTTCTCAGAAATCTGCTCGTAGCGATTCGATTCGTAGGCATCTCTTTTCGCCACGAAATCAGGGTCGTATTCTCCACCGTCAAAATCATCTGGGTCTGGTGCTACGGCCTTAGCTGGTGCTGGAGACTGAGATTCGCTTAAAATACGATTTTTTTCTAATTCGGCCTCATATTTTAATCGGTACTCCTCGGAAGCCGTTTCAGCTTCACGTTTTTTGGCACTAATCTCATTGACTCGTTTATGCGCCCAAGATGGTAATCCCTTGCCTTGTGAAGGTTGCGAATCTTCTGGTGTTGCACGAGTTACCTCGAATTCCTGCTCCTCGCCCTCATCAGGTGTTACTTCTGCACCCTCAGATTCTTCGATAACAGGTACTTCGGCTACCTCTGGCTCCACGCTCGCTTCTGCTTCGTCCATTCTTTAACCTCTTATGTTAGAGTGATCCTACCGTGAGTTTTACGCCATCCGAGGGCTGAATTTCTACCTCTGTCCTATCGGTAACTCTTTAACTCGATTCAGGGTTCTATCCCGAACCTCGATCAATAATTTCGCCTTATCCAGTTCGATACTCGATATAATCTGAGCCGTTTCAGCGTTTTTCTTCTGTGAATCGGCAACTTTCTGCTGTGATGAGGCATCCAGACTTCGGGCCTCTGCCAACTGTTGCTGGGCCGCCGCTTCCATTAATTTCTTCTGAGGATCTTCTCTCGGTTGTTGCGCCTGTTCCCAGATCTGCTGTTCTTCTGGAGTCTCAGGTTTAATCACGCCACTCGCAATATTATCATTACGGACAATTCGCTTCAAGGCATCCAATCCAGAACCGGAAATGTTCTCGAACATCGTCCCCATCATCGTTGGGATGAATTTTTCAGATCCCGGCACGCCATTCACGGCTGTGATCATTCCTTTCATCTCCTCCACAGTCTGATCACGCTGAGATTCGTAAGCTCCACTTTTGTCAGCGTACGCTTTGAATTTCTTGCCACTCAACACGTTAGACTCAACCAACCGACCAGAATCCTCATTGAATTCCGGCTGGTGCAGTTGGGCCTTCGTCTGGTTGCCATCCTTACCAATAATTTTCATCATTCTAGGCCCGTCATAGACTTCAGCCGCTATCGATTGGTAAACTGTACCGCCCCATTCGATTGCATTGGCAATATTATCCATGACCACCTTCGTATTCAAGTTACTCCGTTTAATCAGCGCATTAATCGCTTTCCCTGAAGCATCTGGATCGAGTGTGTCCTGTGGCACACCGCCCGTAACATTCTGGATGAACTGAGGAACCGTACCCAATATTGCGGTCGTGTTCGCATCCAACTGCGGAGGCTTCAAATACCCAACTGGGCCAGCAGCAATGGTCCGCCCACTCACATCCACCGTTGGGTTGATCAGCATGTACGGCTTATTGTTCTTATCAGCCCAGAAATGCTCAAACCCCTGAATCTGATCCGGTGTAAATATAGGAACTTCCTGTCCGGCACTCGCTGAATTCTCTGCCAACTGCGACATCTGCTGATTGAACAGTCGTGCAGGGTCGATCAGCTTTCTGACTAGCCCACGATACCACTCTGAACCGCCAACCCAAGCTCGGTATCCGTAAAACGGAACAATCGGGAGCCATTCGCCAGCTATTCTTTCAGGTTTCTCGATAATATCCGCACCGCTAAAAACAGTCTTGAATATCGACCTCTTAATTACTTTTCGTTCACGCTTGAAGTTATGGAATTCGCTCTTTCTTAGCTCCTCTTCCATTTCTTTATGAGCTTCAGCATCATACGACTCAATTTTACCATCACGGAGATTTTCATAAACGAATACCTTAATTTTGTTATTTTCCACATGATACCGAGTAGCAACAAAAATCTGCTCTGGCGTGTGAATTCCCGCCCCCCTAGCCCATGCCCGTGTTGGATTAATAGCAGAAACGGCATCGATATCTCCAAACTCAGCCTTAAATGACTCCTTCGTGTAGGCCGTCAACTCGGTAACGTGTCGAGCGTCAACCTTATCAATACGTTTACTGCCAGCGTCCCAGCATATAGACTCATACGCATTATGGATCGGCCTGTATTCAATCACCTGGTTATCGTTTTCTGGGTCGCCCGGACTTTCAAACACAGCCGAGATTTTATACCCTCCGGCCCCGCAAGTGGCAACCTCCTCCACAGCGTTATTGGTCGCCATCTCGCCAAACCTGTCCCTAAAGTCAGCCCTGCGAACGCCATTCAGTAGTTCAGCGTCATCATCGCTTGTGGCACTATCATCGGGCTTATACTCTACGCCTACAGGGTTGGTCGTCCATTCTCCGACAAACTTATTCCTGTAATCCGAAACCATGTCAAATTCCAGCTTCGTGCGATTCTCATAATTCGTATCGAGATAATCTTCCCATTGGCCCCCAACAACATTTATGAATCGGCAGTCGGCATCTGCGGCTTCACGCTGATCCTGTGTTGCATCGTAATCTATATTCAGATCGAGGAGGAACTTTTCCAGCATGGCCTCCTGATCACTTGCCTTATAATCTTTTTCCGTTACTTCAATGCGTTTCGGCATATCTTTAAATTCTCACAGTATCGGGAATAAATATCTCACTATGATCTATTACCTTATTTACCCTAGGTACGTCAAGCGCCATCATAGCACTATCTGATAAATTTGGCGATGCTAATTTCATTTTCGTACGCATATCGACCTTCGACATTATCTGAATGTACCCATTGGCGTTCTGTTTTAACGGAATCCGACAAATTTCTGACCTAAACTGCTGGAGTGTTGAAATATCAGACGAAATACTGATCAATTCGTCCGGATCTATATACTGTCCACGCTCAACGGCTAAATACGTGCTATAAAATCGATCTCTGAGCTTTATATAATACTGCGCCCGTTTATT